GCACGTATACTCCACAATTGTTGGAGACATTATTATTAAAGGTACTAAACAGATTACGAATAAGACAGCAGCAGGTACAGCTATTCGATGGCGTGTTGGTGCTACTGATTCACAAGATACTTATGTAGGAGATATGGGTGTAGGTGTATTTGGAATTGTAAGCCTTGCAACTTCAGGTGCCGCTGCTATGCTCCCAACCATTACATTATATGTAGGCTAACAATGTCTACATACTCTGATTTAAAAACAGCCTTAATTAATACTTCTGAGAATGATGGTACTGAATTTACTAATGAGATACCTAGTTTCATTAGCAGAGCAGAGCTACGTCTAACAAAAGATATTGATGACTCAGGGCTAGATGAGTATTCGGCTATTACTCTTACTGCTGGTAATGCGGTTGTAAGTCTAAATGATAGAGTACGTATAGTTCGTAATGTAAACTTTACAACAAGTGCAGGTAGTAAAACAAATCTACTGCAACAAACAATTGAATATTGTAATGACTACTGGCCTGTAAGTGCTTCTACAGGAGAGCCACGTTATTACTCACGTAAGAATAACACTTCTATTTTTATTGTACCAACTCCTGTATCCACACTAACAGGAGAAATACAAACAGCTTCCCAACCATTAGCCTTGGCTTCTGCTACAGGCACAAGCGTTACTACAGCAAATTATTTTACTAATTACTGTTTTGATGCTTTGTTCTATGCTGCAATGATGGAAGTTACTATGTACATGAAGGACTGGAGTACAATACCAGCATGGCAAGCTCAGTATGAAGCAGCCATTATTACACTAAGAAACCAAGCTAGAAGGACACGTCAGGATGACATGGCAATTGCTGCCTCACCTGCGGGTGGTCCTGATACAATTACACCGGGGAGTCCATAATGCCTAAAAAGAAAAAATATACTCAACCGCCTTCTATGATTACAGTAGATAAGAAACTTAAAGCACCTTCTAAACTTAATAAAAGAAAACCCTTAAATTTAAAAAAATATAAGTATGCTACTGAATATCTTCAAGATGTTGAAAAAGAAAAAAAAGGTATTCCAACAAGAGGTAGAATGCCTAAATTAGAACGTAGTTTGGTTACAAGAAAATCTCATGGTGGTAGCACAAGTCCAGTAACAGGTAAAGCAGATGGTCCTTATAAAGTATTACCATCTGAAGAAGTACCGATCATGCCTAAACCGCCTAAATCTAAAAAGAAAACAAAACCAAAAAAACCTAGTAAACCAGAATCTCTTCTTCCTAAGAAAATGGGTGGTGGTAAAGTAAAACCTAAACGAAAAAAAAGAAAACCTTTTGAGCCATACATAACAATGGAAGCTAAAGGTGGCGGTAAAGTAAAGGGTTACAAAAAAGGTGGAACACTCAAAGAAGATAAAAGATATCAAGAGGGTAAAAAAACTCGTGGAAGAATGGAAATTCTTAAAAAAGATAAGAATAAACCCCGTAGTATAAAGAATGTAGCGACTGTAAAGCAAGACCCTAAAGATAAAGGACGACTAGCAACAGGTAAAAAGACTGGTAACAAAGTTTCTACTGTTACAGCCCGATCTCGTAAAGATGGTAAACTTAGAAATAAAACAGTTAATCTTTCTAAATATAGTAAAAGATTACCTACAAGTCCGATTGGAATAGCTGCTCTTCTTGGACCTATTGCTTATGATCAAATGTCCAAGACTGGTGCTGAAAGTTTTAAAAATATGAAAGAGGTTGAACGTGGTAAAATGCGTAAAACTATTCGGAATATAAAAGGAACTCCTAAAGAAATTGCTAAAGATAAAAAAGCAAAGAAAGTAGTAACTGCACCTAGACCTAAACGTAAACCAAAAGTTTCACAAAATAATAAAATTAAAACAAATAATCTTAAACCTGAAGTATTTATCTCTGGAGATGTATCTTATGATATGAAGAATCAACCTAAGAGGATGGGTGGCGGTAAAGTAATGAAAAAGAATATGGGCGGTTCTCTTAAAGCTCCAAACAATCCCGGCCTAGCAAAGCTTCCTACTCCAGTTCGCAATAAAATGGGATATGCTAAAGGTGGTGGCAAAGTAGAATATAAAAAGCATGGTGGTAAAGTAATTAAAACAAACATGTCTGGAGATGATGTAGTTCGTGGTTGTTATGATTAGTAGGTCTAGTGCTAGACAACAGATTATGAAACCGCCTAAGAAAACTAAGGGAAAAGGAAAATTTAAATGGAAAAGAAAACAGAAGTAAAAACAGTAGCTGTCGTTGAGCAGCCTGTTAAGAAGCCAGAACCTAATCCTAATAATAATATTGGAATAGCTTGTTTTGTTGCTGTAGGTATTGTTCTTCTTGCAATTGTAATCTACAAAAAAGTAAAGGGAAATAAATAATGTCAGGACCACATACACTAATTGATCGTAGTATTCCACTGAATGACATCGTAGGTAAACCTACAGGTCAGGGATTTGGTGCTGCACGTAAAGGACCATCAGTTACAGGTAAAGCAAAAGATGCTGTTGTTGATGAAGACTACCAACAGGGTAAATCTTTTGACGTAGAGGATTAACCAATGGCATTTAAGAAAGGAAGGAAAGTACGCAAACCTCTTTCTTCTAAAAAAAGAGAGTCTAAGAGTACTGCTCAAAACCTAAAACTTTCTCTAGGAAAAGATACTTCTGATTCTGGTCTAAAGTTTAGAAAAAGAAATAATAAAGACCCTGATCTTTCAGGTTATAAAAAATTATTTAAAGATGATGATAAGGTATTTAAAAGTATAACTGGTGATACTGTAGGTACTGAAAAAGCTTTTCAAAAAGCAGGTTTAGAAGTACCAGATTATAATTATGATACTATGAATGATAATATAGATAGTTGGATGAAAAAGGGCGGAAGTATTAAAAAGAAAATGAAGAAGCGTCCTTGTTTAAAAGGGCGTCGTAAAGAATTAAGGGGATCATAATTATGGTAGCTAAACTTATTGCAAAAGCAATTACAAAAAAAGCAGGACGACCTAAACGTCGTAGAGGACCAAAGCCAAAACCAAAACCGGCTGTAGCTAAGAAAGCTCCTGTTCGTAAAAAACCTGCAAAAGTAGTACGTTCTTCAAAAGAAAATGCAGAACTTAAGCGACTAATAAGTTCTCAGAAACGAGATGATGCTCCTGATTCAAACCCTCTTCCTAGACGCAGGGCTACAGGACCAGAAGGTTCTAAACCTGTAGAGCAAGGTCCACTACTTTCTAAGGTACAGCTTCCTGAGAAGATGAGTAAGGCTCAAGCTCGCAAACTTATTATGCAAGGAAAAGCTAAAGTAAGAACTGATAAGAATGGTAAAAAGAGATTAGTTTCTACAGGTGAGTATGCTCCAGCTAGAGGAGTTGTAGCAGAAGAGATGGGTCTTGATAAACGAGGGAAACTTCCTAGTGAAGCACAGCTTAAAGAAATGGGTGGTTTTGAAATGAGAAAAAAAGGCGGTAAAGCAAAGGTACGTAAACCTATTTCTATAAAAAACGCTTTAAAAAAGAGAACTTCTCCTGAAGCGGAAACCCGAATACAGAGAGCGGCAAAAGCGGCAAAAACGGCAACTGGTAAAATGAGTGCTAGTACAGCACGAAAACTAGATGCTCAAACTGTTGATGAAGTTGGATCAAAAAGAATGAAGTCTGCTACAGTTAAGATGCCTATTAATTACGAAGATGATAATGAGATGGCACCTCAAGGACCAGCACCTAAAAAATCTACTAAGACATACACTCCTCGTAAAAAATATGAGGGTGGTATTGATTCTTATGAGACACCCTTTGGCACAATAAAAGCAGACAGTTCTGATGACGCTTTTAATTTCGATGTCGAAGAAAAAGATGGTGGGTATCTTAAAAAGGATATGATGATGAAGAAGCGTAAGAAAGGTGGTGTAGTAAAACGTCGTATGGGCGGTAAAGTAGGAGGTTACGGTAAAGCACTTCGAGGTTACTAGTGGATAGTAAGAAAATAATAAAGCTATACCAAGAGTCTGTTGATCAGGGTATAGATAATTATAATTTACTAGACAGTGATATTAAGAAACCTATTAAAGAAGACTACAGTAATTGGGATGACTACTGGGTTTCTTTTATTAGCTACATGAAAGAAAAGTATAGATATACATATGGCAGTAAAGCGCAAAAAAAGTAATATGAAGGGCATGACTATTGGTAAGGGAATGAAACGCCCTACCAAGTCTGGTGCTGGCATGACCAAGAAGGGTGTTGCCAAGTATCGTAGGCAGAACCCCGGTTCTAAACTACAGACTGCTGTGACTGAAAAGAAACCTACTGGTAAACGTGCAAC